GTTAAGTGCACTCGAATATTTTGGCAGCGGATACCAGTCCTGACCCAAGCATTCAACCTCATAAACAAAAAGCTGTTCACGATCAGTGCATGATGGATGATGTCTCTTGATTTCTTGGATGTCAATTCGAGTCGACCAATCTTCACAAATGAAGTACTGATTCTTGTTGCGACCCTTTCTGACCTTCTCAGGTGAGACGTTCTCAGCCCTTGTCATCTTCATCTTGTCATCAAAAAACAAGCGGAAGTATACTCGGTTGTGTACAATCAATTGCTCGGTTGTGATTCGAGCGGTCTTTTTGAGCTTGATTTTTTTCTCGAATGTGTACAACTCTAGTAGGTCCTTAGGTGTTGCGTTGGTTGTCTTAAGTTCGAATCCACCACCAATGACTGCGTTTGTTTTGTAGTCCACGATGGCACCATGAAGTGGTGAGCTGTACACCATTTGATTCAACAGCTGTGGATACATATCATCCTGACCGAATCTGATTTGATTTGCGGTAGTGTATCGACCATTGACATATGGGAGTGACAGGTTTGCGCCACCAACTTTCAAGAATGGTGTGCTGAAAGCATCATAATTGGATGTAATCATCTCAACTGCTTCCTCTTTTTTTGCTCTGAATCTATCGTACCAAGCCATGTGTTAATCGTAAATTGATGAAATTGATGCGCCACTGACAACCATTCTCCCCTCTTCGATGACCACTCCTGTGGTGTCACTGATTTCGGTTGGTGGTATGGTTGACTCGTATACGCTGTATGAGTATTGTCCCTTCATTAGTTCTGCATCGATTGGTTCATCCAGGTAGAAGAGATTGAATCTCTCAGGATATGGCGACTCATCGGTGTTGGTGAAGAGGATTGGGTCGGATGTTGGGTTCATTTCGTTCTGAAAAACGAACAAATAATATGGTGAAGGTAGCGTTGACACTTCCGACAGCGTCAGCACTATGCTGTTGACCTCACCTTTGTTGATGTATATCATTTGTATATGTTGCAGATAGGTCAAATTTTGTTCACAATCTATACATGAGCGGTGCAATTTTGGTAACAAATACCGCTATAAAAATGTTACGAAACAAAAAAGCCACCCCGAAGGATGGCTTCACAACGAACAGAAAGAAAGTTGTTAGATAACTGCTGTGACAGCAGCTGCTTCGATTTCATAAGCAAGAAATTCAACTTCTGAAGTCAAGGTAACGGAATATTTAGAACCATCCGCACGAGTCACTCCTGAGCCTTCACCTGTTGCGGTGAGTTGGAGTTGTGGGAAGTACCAATATTTGCCGTTCATGTCCTTAACAATTGCCACCAAGTATTGTTGACCAGCACCCAAGATTTTGATTGCTTGAGATTTGTCTTGGTCTCTTCGGTGAAACATGAGGTTGATGACAGCAGTCACATAAGATGAACCATTGATAAGGTCAATCGCTGCTTCCTCAGTATATGAACCTGTATTTCTACGGATGTCAAATGCTGTGAAATCAGGTGCACCACCAACTAAGGTGATGGCATCGATTGTCCAGGTATTGGTATTGTCTAATGTGATACCACTGATGTTGTCTTGCTGATTAATCCAAATCTTCTCAATACCACCTGTATTGTTGTCGCAAGATTTCACTATCGACTCGAGGGCACTACATGACATAAATTCAAATTTTATCAGTTAAAAAAAAAGAGGGGAGTATTTCATCCCCTCGGGAATACTATGAGTAAAGAACGATCTCAGCACCGTTAACATGGTGGAAACCAACCTTCATGTTTGCACGAGTACGGATGTACGGCTCAGCAACAGTGTCAGAAAGGTTAACAGCTTTCAATGCTTTGTCATCTCCTTCAGCATCGAAGCAATACAAAAGATTGTCCTTCAACGTCAACACAGCAGTGTCATTCGGCATACCTTCACACACAACAACTTTCACACCAAGGTAAGTCAAGGCAAGTGGAGTTGTAACATATGTCATGGTGTTACCAGCAGCAGCAGCCAATTCGTATGCGTTTGCGATGTTCGTTGAAACATACAAACGAAGGTCAGCTTTTTTACGGATGATTGAAGCTGGAGCAGCTGCGAAGATAAGAGCTAACTGTGCAAGTACGTTTCCGCTGTTTACAGTTGTGTTAGCAACGTCAACAACAGTTGCATCAGCAAGCAATCCTTTGATGTAACCATCAGCAAGTGCAAGAGTAGCATTGACTGAAGTGGTGTCACCTTGCCAACGGATAAGCTCGATGTCTTGACCGATTGTTTTAGCCATCTCATTCCAGTAGAAATCCATGAATGATGCAACAGTGAAATCACCGTTTGAACCTTTAGTCATTTGCAAAGCAACGAATGATTGCTCGAGGTCAAACTGACAAATTTGCGCGAGAGCACTTAAGGCTGTCACGTCTAATTCAACAGCATTCAAGTCATCAGTTGGAGCTTCAAAGCCACAGTTTGATGCTTGTAATACGTTACCGAATACGACAGTAGCAAGTTTTGTTTTTGACTTGATACCTGGTAAAAGGCGGTAGTTTTCTGCGAGGTTCTCTTCTAAATATGCTTTAGAATAGAATGCCTCAGGATTGGCTGCCAATAAAGCTGAAGCATCCACATCCAAATCGAATCTTAATTTTTTAGACATTGTTATTTGGTTTTTATTGATTTACAAATTGTTTGAATTTCGCAAACTTTTCGCTCATTGAAAGCTGGGCCATTTGCGTCTCGACCACTTCCTCCTCTTTCTCGGCATACATCTCCTCGATTTGGTTGCGGAGTTCTGCTATCATAGAAATGATTGCTCTCTCTCTTTCTTCCAACATCGGCAAAACGATTGCAGCGATAGCCTCGGCATCGGTTGCTGGGTCGATAGCCATAGCCTCATCAGTGGTGGTTGACTCTTCAGTTGTGACTTCCTCCTCAACTGTTGTGTCTTCCATCGCCACCTCTTCGGTTGCCATCTCTTCCTCAACCACTTCCTCGGTTGGTGTTTTTTCCACCTCTTTGATTTCAACAACCTCGCCGTCTTTCACGACATAGATTTTGTCCTCAATGGTGTGTTCTCCATCAGGTAACTTCATTGTATTTAGTTTAATTTGTTCCGATAATTTCAGACCGAGAAAGCCTTCAATGGAGAAACCGACTTGATCGTTGGCAACCAATTCGGCAAAGTAGTCAGCATCGGTGACCTGTGCGGTGACCATTAGGGTGCCTTTCGGTACCTCAATGCCAAATGTTGAGTATGCCTTGTCCTTGGTTGGGTTGTCAACAATCCATGTCTCAAGGATGTAAGCTGGTACTTTTTTCTCGGTGTCATGTTCCAAGTTGAAGATGTCACGATTGCGCAAATCAGCCATGAACTTGGTGTGAATCTGCTCGATGACTTCCTCAGTGAACTGAACATAATACTCACCATCACCATCACTCTTGCGGTATATGTCCATTGGTATCATGGCGGGTGCTGTGATGCGATACTTCACGTCATCAGCAAACATCAAACGCTTCTCACTTCCAAATGCCATACCTTTGACCTTAATAGCCGGTAGATTAGTGAAAGCAATCATCTCGATTCCCAAGTTTTCTCCATCGGAGTACTCGTCATCGATTGTGATTTTGTAGATAGGTAAGTCCTTAGTCATTGCTTATGTTGCGGATTTTGTATATTTGTTCAAAAAATAACTATGATAACTGTATTCGACAGGGAGATTCCCAACAAAATGAGTGAACTGACAATCGAGCAATTCGAGAAAATCAGCCAAATCCTAAACAATCAGGAGTTCGACAACATCGAGAAGTATGTTGAGATGTTCAAATACCTTGGCATCGAAGAGAAGATGTGGGATGACTACCCATTCAGCGAGTTCATTCAGTTAGTTCAGCAGTTCAACCTGGACTCATACACACCACAGGAGGCAGTGACATCCATCGAGTTGGAAGGATACACCTACACAGCAGAGATGCGCCTGTCAGTTAAGGAGACCAAACTCATTGAGAAGATTGTCAACACCAAACCCAACCACTACATCAGTGACATCCTCGCAATCATGTTCAAACGCACTGACCTCAGCAACACTGAACACTTCGCTGATGCACATTTGAAGCATAAGGCAAAGCTGTTCCGCACTCATAAAGCCGAGTTGTGTGTTCCTTATATTGTATTCGTTACCGAAAAGATTGCAGAGTATGCAAAAGCCAACGCTCCCAAAGGGGTGGAGTCAAGTCAATCTTGAGCAGTTCATTGAACTCAGAGGACTACAACCTGACGATGGACTGTTCAACCACAACATCGATATCCTCTGCGCACTCACCGACTCACTACCTGAGGACTTTGATGATGCAGAACTGCATGAGGTAGCGGAGTGGTTCAAAGATTTGCAGTGGTTGTATTCAGAACCGAGCAAGTTGTATACTGATCGTGTTGGAAAGTTCCACCTCAAGCCAATGAATGACCTCACATTGGGGGAGTTTATCGACCTTGAGTACTACTTCACTCAGGACTATATCAAGAATCTGCCTAATATCTGCGCACTATTGTATCGCATTCCTGAGATTGTGGAGGATGGAGTTGTTGCAAAATGGGAAACAACTGCATTCAAAGCATCATCGAGAGCACACTACTTCCTTGACCAACCAATCACCAAGGTATATGGCATTCTGACTGAGTACATCAAGTTCAGGGACCAATTTATTTCAAAGCATTCCAACCTAATGACCGAAGATATCGAAGATGACCTAAGTGATATCGATGACCCGGAAGAGCGCAAAGAGGCAGAGAAGCAGAAGGCATCCAACAAATGGGGATGGGAGCAACTGATATGGTCGATGTGCAATGGTGACCTCACCAAGTATGACCAGGTGATTCAGATGAAGCTGATACTTGTGTTCAACTTCTTGGCGATGCGTAAAGAGTTAGATATTTAGTAATCGAGTGAATAATTGAACTCACCGAATAGTGGTTCAAAGTCATATATCACCTTTGGCTTTTTACGCAACAGGTTACCGAGTTCCAAGATAGGGAACTTCTGAGCCAAGTCAGCCACATACATTCCATACATCTCAGCGATAAGTCCATTCATCTCAAGTGCTTGGTTGAATTTCTGAACCAAATGAAAGGGTGCAATGGTGGCTGTTCCGTTGTTGAGATATCCAAAGTAGTAAGCGGCAACAATCTGAATGCGAAGATTTCCTTCAGTGGTCACCTTGGCATTGATACGCACTGAATCATACAATGTATATGTATCAATGAGCGCCTCATCCTTGATGACTTTCTTGAGTGTGTTTGCAACTCGTCTCCTGAGTGGATATTTAAAGTTGTACTCCCCTGTGTTTGCGTAGCGTGCCATTACCTATGTTGCAATTAGTCACCGATTTGTTTAGGAATTTGACAGTCGGTCCATGAATCCATGGTGAACGTGATGGTCATCAACCATCCAGCAGCATAGTCGAGAAGGTCATTGTTGAGTGGAATCAATGATGGGAATCCAACCACATCGAAATCACGATCATCATTGTTGAATGTGTAGTTCAGATACAGGTCCATCAATATCTGATGGCAATCGCTGAGAATTGTGTTGATGTTTGCCCTGTCTTTTTGGATGATGTCAAAGCAATAGATTTCAAGAGTGAAGTCATTGGTGTTCTCGGTAGGTATCGCATCCACCGGTACGATATACACAATCGGATACTTCTCATCCTTGGTGGCAAAGTTGAACAACTGCTCTTTGAAGTCAGAGCCAACCTTTTTGACCTGAAGATGCGCATCATAGAATGCAATGATTTCGTTTACGAGTGCTTGGTAACTTATCACAGTACTGCGTTTTTGAGGATTTTATTTACTTTGTTCTGAACTCCTGTCATCTCGGTCTCACTGACCACAGCAGTCACAGTGATGTTGGATGTTGTTTCAACACCTTGAGCAGAGCCTGTGTTGTTAGCTGCGTTGCCTTGACCGAATAGGTTGCCAGGTACGAATGAAGGAACTGCTGGAGTTGATACTCCTGTGCCACCACTTGCAACTGATACCGATGGTGCTGATACTGATGCGCCTCCACCACCATTCATGAACTTGGCAATCGATGACGCCACAATCGTACCGATGGATGTAGCCGCGCGAATTTTGGCACCGGCAACTGCTGCTGTCTTGAGTGCTGCACCACCATCAGGGAGGAGCGACCATGTTGGGTTGGACAGGTATCCTGATATCTCTCTCTGAGTATTGACTACCACCTCACCAATGGCGAGAGCCTTGTCAACCACAAAGAGTGCGTTTGCGACTTTCTTATTCTCACCAGCAAGTTCACCGATGGCAGATATCAATCCTTTCGCCATTCCATAACGAGCATCAAAGAGTGATTGTTCAGCTGCTTCGACTGCATTATTGTACTCTTTAAGCTGAGTAAATGAAGTCATATTTGCCTCACCCTGAAGTTGCAACTTTTGAGTATTGGTACTGACCATATTGGAGACAATGTCTTTGGTCGACTTTGTACTTATGCGAGTGAACTCATCAGCTGAATCCTTTCTGATTGTGTTGATTTCAAGGTCTTGAGCAGCCTGAAGTGCGGTGATATCTTGCTTGTATTTCTTAGCCTCAGCAATGAGTGCAGCATACTTAGTCTTGACATCATCAATCTCTTTTTGAGTTTGTGTCTTGGTTGAGTCAACCACTAACTTGTTGGCAGTTGCTATCTCTGCTCGGATGGCGGCTTCGCCTTCCTTGTAT